CGCCAAGGCCGGGCTGACCCCCGACACCACTTGGGAGAGCCAGCGGGCCTGGATCGTGGCGACGGACAAGTCCGTGATTATGGGGGCCTAGATGCAGACCGGAGATCTCGTCATGTTCCGAGGGCGGGGACCTTTCTCATGGCTGGTCCGTGTGTGGACCCGCAGCGCGTGGGACCACTGCGGAGTGATCTGGGTGGTAGAGGGCGAGCCGTTGGTCCTGGAGGCCCGAGCCATCGGCGGTGTGTCCTGCCACGCCCTCCGCAACCGTATGGAGGACGGCCCTACCGTCTTCCCCACTGGTCGAACCGTGGACGTGCCCATGGCCCTCCAGCACCTCGGTGACCACTACTCCGTCAAGGACGCGATCCGGGCAGGCCTGGGGAAGCAAGGGGATCATGCAGGCTGGGAGTGCGCCGAGTTCGCGGCCCTGCTTCTTGGCCTGGACCACGAGGCACAAGGGTGGACGCCCCAAGGGTTGATCGGGTCCCTGGTGGCTCAGGATCGCGGCCCGGCGCATTAAGTTAATCCGAATCTTGCGGCACCCCTGGTTTGCGTTACAATAGCTCATACGTGTTTATGGGAGTCTTCATGCTCTATCAGCCTGTTACTGAGCTTATTCGTGCAGACAAGGTTGGCTCAACGCTTGGTTCTGACACTAGTCGTATCTTATCCGATCAGATTGTTCTGTCTGTCATCGGCTTTATCATTGTCGGTCTTCTTTCTATTGTAGTCTGGTTTTTTGTTAGGGAACTTACTAAGAAGGATAAACTTGCGGAGGATCTAAGCCGGTTTGAAGATAAGATCACAGACGATATCCGGCATGTTACTGCGAACTTTACAGTTGAACTCCGCACCATGGCTGATCGCAGCACAGCGGCTTTGGAGGCGCTGAATAAAGCGATATCACAGCTTGCTTTGTCAATGACTGAGCAGCGCGTGTGGATGTCTGAGCACTATGTTTCAAAGTCAGACCACAAAGAAAGCGTAGAAATCATCCATGGGCGCATCACCAAGAATGCAGCGAGGCTGGATGACCTCACAGCCTGCCCCCGCAAGGACTGTCCGGTAACACATGGAGATCCAAGATCTACCCAGCAATGACGCTGGCCCTTCATAGGAGAAAGATTATGGATGCCCTTGAACTGTTTCTACAACGATGTCCTACGAGAGATAAGACCACGCTCGGAGAACTGCGCGTTGATGGCGCTCACTTCTGCTTCACACTGGAAGATGAGGCCCGGGTAGATGACCCGGCTACCCCAGTCAACGAAGGCGCCAAGGTGTATGGCGAAACCGCTATCCCTGAAGGAACCTACGAGCTGGAAATCACATTTAGTCCGAAGTTCCAGAAAGACATGATCTTGGTTAAGGATGTGAAAGGGTTCACAGGTATTCGCATCCATAGCGGGAATGATGCCGAGGACACAACCGGCTGTATTCTTGTGGGCTCAACTGTAGACTCAACTACCAGGATCCATGGTGGTTCCACAATGCTGCCGCTACTGTTCGCGCGTATCCATGAGGCCATTGCCAAGGGCCAGAAGGTCATCCTTAGCATCGCCAATGCGGCGCCCGCCGTTGCCCCCCAGCCGCCCGCAACCAACGCAGAACAAGCCTAATAAGGAGCTAGGATGGCGAATGTATGGGATACTATCAAGCCCTTCGTCGGAAAATTCGCGCCAATGCTCGGAGCCGCCGTGGGCGGACCATTCGGGGCTGCGGCGGGTGTGATAATCGGGAATGCCCTTGGTATCAAGGACGCGAAGCCAGAGGACATCAAGGCGGCTATCGCGAGTGGGACGCTGACTGGCGAGCAGATCGTTGCCCTCAAACTTGCGGAACAGGAATTTGCGAAACAGATGGCCGAGCTGGATATCAACTCAGTGAGGGATCTGGAGGAACTGGCGGTGAAGGACAGGGACTCCGCGCGGAATATGAAGATCCAGACCGGGGACATGACCCCGAATTATCTAGCCTACTTTGCGCTCGCAGTGTGGACGACGATGAACGGATTTCTTTTATACATGGCCTTCCACGGGAGAAGTCTTCCCACTGATATGAGCCCGATCATCATGCGGGTGCTCGGGACCATGGACGCGCTGCTCGGAGTAGCCTTCGCGTTCTTCTTCGGGACCACTGCGAGTTCTGGTAGGAAGGATGAAATGATCCACTACAGCACTCCAATTAAATAAACCTAGCCGGACTCCCCCCGCCGCCTATAATGGTGGGAGGGTCTGTGCGGCCCACACTTAGGAGCAGTCATGACCCTTGTTATTCCGAACGTCGGCGAAGCCGCAATGATGGACAATGCTCTCAAGAACGCAAGTCCTGAGGCCCTTACCCTAAAGCTCTACTCGAATAACTACGATGCTATCAACTCTAGCACCGCTGGTTCGTTCACAGAATGCACTGGGTCAGGCTACGCCGCCAAGGCATTGACGAGAGCTGGGTGGAATGCGTCCGTTGCCGGGTCTCCTACCGTCAGCACTTACGGAACTGCCCAGGTCTTCTCTTGGACAGGTGCGATCACAGTGGTCGGGTATTTCCTAGTGGGGGCCTCGTCAGGGACCCTCTACTGGGCCGAGCGTCTCTATGCAGGCTCGGGACAGACCTTTGCCAATGGTGACTCTTTGACTATCACTCCAAAGATCACCTACGCCTCTGTGTCCAACGACTAAATGTGACTAACATCTAGGCCGCCCCCTGACCTGACTGACGCAACAGGCATGGTAGGGGGCGGCTCCTTTAGGGAGAGAAGCATGAATCCCGGCGACCATGTCATTATTCTTCCACCCTTTGCGGACGCCTTCCCCGGCGTCTACATCGTGTCCACTGTCGGCACCGCCGATGATGGACAGACGGTAATCTATCTTGAGGGCGTAGAGTCTGCCTTCGCGCCGATGTATCTGGAGGCCGCGCCATGACGGATTTTGCGACTACCTCAGATGTAGTCTCCGCCCTTGCCGCCAGCGGCGGGGGCGGCGCGGGTGGGCGGTTCAACCTCTACAAGACCAGCCTCACCGCCGTGGCCTCCAACTGGTATTCCGGGTGGCAGGAGGGCGGGGCGCCTGCGGCGGGTGCGACTCCAGGAGCGTGGGCGAACCCGACCAACACCACGCTAGGGGCTTACAACCCGAATTACGTCAACCCCGGAACCGCAACCTGCCGCCTGCTGTGGGGCTCCATCGCCCAGGCCAACGCCGGTCAGGGGAAGTGGCTGATCGACCGCCTTGGCCACATGGGCGGTCTCAGCGGGACCGTGACCACGGCACAGTCCACCGGCGCGGTGATGACCTCGCCCGTAAGCGATGGCCGTTGCTCTTCGGACTACTCCGATGTGGAGTGGTATCTGGAATGTTACTCCGCCTTGGGTTCCACCGGTGTCACGGCCACCTGCGCCGTGACCTACAACGATGCCTCCACCGGGTCCGTGTCCGTCACCGTTGCGGCCTCCCTGCCCGCATACCGGATGCTCCCGATCCAGCCGCCCGCTGGAACCGTGGGCAAGTGGATCAAGACGGTTGATTCCGTGACCCTCAGCGCCAGCACGGGCACCGCTGGCAGTTTCGGCGTCACGGCGGTCAAGCGGCTTGCGTCGTTCGCGAGCCTCACCGCGAATTACGCGGATATCAGAGACTTCGCCGCGCTCCAAATGCCTAAAGTCGGTGCCAACGCCTGTATCAATGCGATGTATTGGACGACCACGTCCAGCACTGGTATCACCCTCGGCTCCTTCGCCATCGGAGCTAAGTAGCCATGCTCTGGACTACCCGCGCCACGGCCCAGAACCTCCGGGACGAAGGCGTCCTGGGGGCCGTGACCGGGTCGGAGTTCTGGGCGCCTGTCTCTACCAGTATTGCCGATAGTTTCACGGGTATTGGCGGGGCCTCAGGTGGTGGCGCGGCTACGGTGGTAACTGCAGTCGCTAGAAATGATTCGTTCACTGGATCTGGCGGAGCGGTTGGTTCTGGCGCTGGGCTGGGTAATATCTCATTGGTTGGCAGTGCTCTCGGCGGAGCGGTCGGCTCTGGTGCTGGGCTGGGTAGTATCTCATTGGTCGGCAGTGCTCTCGGTGGAGCATTAGGTGGCGGCACCGGGCTGGGTAGTATCTCATTGGTTGGCAGTGCTCTCGGTGGAGCATCAGGTGGCGGCGCTGCCATAGTAGTGACTACAGTCGCTATAAATGACGCGTTCACTGGATCTGGCGGAGCAGTTGGTTCTGGCGCTGGGCTGGGTAACATCTCGTTGGTTATCAGTGCTCTTGGTGGAGCATCAGGTGGCGGCGCTGCCATAGTAGTGACTACAGTCGCTATAAATGACGCGTTCACTGGATCTGGCGGAGCAATTGGTTCTGGCGCTGGTCTGAGTAACATCTCGTTGGTTATCAGTGCTCTTGGTGGAACTACCACAGCCACGAATGAACCGTTCTACCCCACCGGAACGAGCGGCCAGTTGCAGATTGGCGGCGTGAATGTAGTATCTTCCGCCAATGTCACCAGCATGGTCCAGACGCTCTTTGGGAGCAATACCACACTCAGCCCTAGCCTCCGCACGAACAGCATCATAGACTCCACCATGCCGGGTGGAGGTTCCGCCCCCACTGGTTGGTCGCAGGGAGTTGGCACAGGGACATCTTCGCCTGCCACCTCCATTTATGGTGGCGCTGATGGGGCTACGGCCTACTATCAGACCGCCAACGGGGCGCGACCCTGGATCTATCAAGTCACTGGAACACTGAGCGCAAACACCACGTATTGCCTGTCGGTCTTGGTGGAGAGCATCAGTGGAACGGTTTCAGCTGTAAATGTGCTGACCGCAGCGGCGCTGCCAGCGGGCGCCACTATCTCATTCCCACCTTGTCCCGCATATTCAGGAGCAACAGATGGAACTGGGGCCTGTGGCACCGGCGTCCTTCTAGCCCTAGTGAGTATTGCGGGGACCGCCGGGACCATTCTGGTCCGCCTGGGTCTCGGGTGCTCTTCGAACGTCACTGGAACTATTCAGTTCAGTCGCCCGCAGCTTGAGATTGGCACATCCCGCGGGGCCTTCATACCGACCACCGCAGCAGCCGCCAGCGTCACAGACTACAGTTACACCGACGTGGGCGTGGTCACCCTCGGGCAGACGGCGAGCGGCACCTATGTCTGGAACGGGTCGGGGGTGAGGTCTGGCGGAGGCGCATCGGGCTCGGGCGCTGCTCTAAAGGACGAAGGGCGAGTTGGGCAGGGCGGGGCGCTTGGCGCAGGTCTGGCAACAGCGGCCATAGCACTCTTTTCCATTATCAGCGGCGGCGGCCTGGGCTCTGGCTCGGCAGTGGTGGCGCAGACCGCAGCTCTTAATGATGTATTCTCTGGAGTGGGCGGCGGCAACGGCTCAGGATCCGGCGTTGCTTCCATAAGTATGGCCCCTGGGAGCCTTGGCGGGGCGCTGGCAGGTGGTGGCGCCCAGGCCAACCTTGCGCTATCCCCGAGTGCCTCTGGCGGCGGTCTGGGCAGTGGTCTTGCCCCTGCTACGCTGGCCCTGGCCCCCACGGTCTCAGGAGGCGGCGTAGGCTCTGGCACCGCAACGGTCTCGCAGAGCTCAGCGCGAAATGACTCGTTCGTAGGCACAGGCGGAGCAGGCGGGGCGGGCTCGGTAGTCTATTCTATGTCGCTGGCCCCGACAACGTCGGGCGGAGCCACTGCGTCTGGATCAGCGATCTTCGGCAGGCTCATGTCCCCTCCCCTAAGCGGGGGCGCTGTCGGGAACGGAGCAGCGTCGTTCTCAAAGGCGCTGGCTCCTTCAGTAGCTGGCGGAGCTTATGGGGGCGGCGCTGCACTTAATCAGATTGCACTATCACCCGTAGCCCAAGGCGGCGCGACCGGAGAAGGTGCTGCGGACTGGTTCTACACGACTGGTGTTCATGATCCAACAAGAACAGTTACCGTAGAGGCGGAGAACCGTGGTATCATGGTGCCAGCTGATATCAGGGTCACATTCGTTGATTCTGAAATTAGGCGCGTCTATGTCCCATATGAAAATAGGAGGCTGTCATGAGCTTCACCGGAACCTGGAATGGTTCTATGCCCAGCATCACAAAAGATCCCTCCGATAATTTGGACTACACGGTTGACTGGAGTCTATACCTGGCATCTGTTGCGGACGCCATTGCTTCTGTGGTGTGGTCTGCTACTCCAGCCGGACTGACGCTTGGCGCAAACTCCAAAGGAGTCGCGGATGCAACGACTTGGCTCTCTGGCGGAACAGCGGGCGTAACATACTTTGTCACATGCCAGATTACGACAGTGGGGGGCCGCGTAACAGAGCGAACCTTTGCCGTGGTCTGCCAGAACAGGTAGGCTCTAACTGCACAAGAAGCCCCACGAAGTAGGCCTAAATGGGCCTACCCGTGGGGCTTAAAGTTTACTTCGAGGCCGCAGAACGGCTGGTTTATGGAGCCAAAAGCCTCAGTTGGGCTATGTGGACCCTAATTGCCTCAAGATCGGCCAGGGTGCGCCACGTAGCGACGCGAACCAGGATGGCAGTCTCGTGTTCGTTCAAATCGTTGGCTTCGGCAAACGCCCTAGCCATGCGTGCAGCCGGTCGGATGACTTCGTCCGGAGTTCCCCTGTAGACATTCTGATTTGCCTCCACAGTGGAAAGAAGTTTGTCAAGATAATGCTCCGCCTTGTCAAGATCTTGCAGGCCGTTTTTCTTTCGCCAACGGCTCGCATACTTGGTAAGACATCCTTCAAGATAGCGACCACCTAGGACCCCCAGCACAAAATCCCAGTGCTGAAACTCAGATTTGTAGTGGCCGCCCCCGACCTGCCTTTCGTTAGGACTGCTCACAGTTGTTCCTCCTTCATTTCATAGTAGGATTTCAGCATGGCCACGACGTCTTGATTCGCAGCCGCCTGCATTGAACGGGACAGGATGTCGTTCAGGACGATTTGCATACGTCTACCGCCAGGGCCACATTCTCCGTAGATTTCTATCATTTCGCGGATGCGCTGTTGTTCTAGCGGAAACGCCTCTGCTAATGACACCGTTCTTGTGGGTTCATTATCCATTGACAAGTTCCCTCCAAGGGGCGCATACGACCCCGATGATGTAACTCTCATGAGGGGTCGGATGCAGTTCCGCGATGTAGTCACGGAAATTCTTGTAGGCCCCGTCAAGATGACGATTTCCCATGGTGCGTTCACTGATGCAGAACATGATGCCATCCAAGCAATCAGCGATCTTGAACAGACGGAATTCCTCACTGGTCAGGCCCGCCTTCCCCCACTGCTCTTCTAGGAGTTTGGCCTCGTAACTATTCAGAAGTTCACCGAAGCCGCCCTCTCGCTTGGCAGGCGCGGGAGAGTCGCCAGCCTTGTGTTCTGCGAGGTCGTGCCGCAGGCACGCGAGTAGAAGTTCCGCCCGCGGAGTTGATTCCGACAACTCAGCCACTAGCAGGGCCACACCGCAAGAGTGGTGGCCGACGGTATTCTCTTGGATAGTCCGAAGGGTGTGGAACCGCTTGGTAGCCAGCCCCCCATAAAGGAACCTCAGTCTGTTATACATCTTTCTTACTCCTACGGACAACCCATTCTCGGCAGGCCACGCGCCAGTCATAAGCGGCGATGCTTTCTATGAGCTGGTTCATTTTATGCGTGTCCCCATTAGCCTTCCGTTCCCCCCAAGCGGCGAACATGGGGGCCGCCACTTCGGCGAAAAAGCCATCGTGGTAGTTCTCAGGCTTCATTGATGGCTTCGCCAGGAACTCGCGGAGCTCAGTCATCCAGCAGCCTGGGGAAATGGAGATCAGCGGATAAGGACTGACACGTCCTAGTGAATACGCCGTGTCTGATGCACACTCATCCGCAATGCGTGATAGTTTCTCCACGCTGAAGGTATCCGAGTAGAAGTGGAGATTGTTTGTCACCTGTCGGTAGCGCCCAACGCCCACGCCAATTGATGCCGCCAGGTATTCTTGAAGAATACTCATGTGAACAGCGTTCGCGCCAAAGGCCCCCCAGATTGCATCGTTGCTTCGGTTGCACACTGTCATATCCAGCAGACCAGAGTTCTCCCGGATGCTCAGATAGATGTGCGTGTTGCACGGGATGTCTTTGCTCGTGGATCCAAGATCGCACATCGGATCCCACATCCCGATTACTACGCGCCTTGAACCTGGGTTCTCCGTTAGTTCTTTGACAGCCAGTTCAATCTGATCTGTGTCAAAATACTTGCGCCATCTGAAACCGTAGGCTCCATTGAAGGTCACACCATTATCTGAGAACTGGCTGAACTTTGAATTGAACCTGGTGGGAAACTCAACGTCGTCGCGCCCCGCCAGCATCCATAGAGCTTCCATTAGATGAAAGAATGGGTTAGCGTCGCGTGTGGGTGAGAACAGCACTCGCTCGCAAGGTTTCTCGTAAGTGAGGATCACCGGTTCGTCAATTAAGATCACCGGCCCGTTACGCGAGGACTCTGCGGTTCCCTCCACAAGTTTAGGAAGGCACGCGGCCATCACCTGCGTGAGGTTTCTTGCACGGAATTCCATCAGCCCCTCCCAGGGTATCCGGAGCGCGGGGTGCCCTCCCCAAGCCGGACGCGCTCGAATTTGTCGAACTCACATAATGCGTTCTGGAGGTCCTGGGCGCAGATTGGCGGCATACCCAAAGGGGCGAGCCTGTCCTGAACGGCTTGGTGAAGGATGGTCAGGTTCTCCCTCCACACCCGCTCAGTGATAGGCGCTGCAGGAGGCCGCTGGATGACACGGTTCATGCCTCGCCGACTCCCAGGCCCGCTGGTCGCCCAACTGAATTCATCGCTTGCTTCGTAAAGTGGGCTGAACTTGTCATACTTCAGATCAGCTATCACCTGCCCAGCCATGAAGCTGCCCAGCCCATCGAACTTGACAAGCCGCTGGTAGAAGGACTCAAGAGTGTCACCCTTCTTTGGGCGAACGTCAATGCGGTTGTCCCAGATGGGCTGGATGACGAAGTTGGCGAGATACTCGGCCTTATCCATGGCGTGGCCGTTAGTGGATACGATGTAGGCCCCACTGTAAACCTTCTCGTTCCTGCGCCGGCGATCATGTAGGACCGATACAAAATGCTCGGGATCCCACGGCAACGGAAACCCCATTTCTTCAAGGGTGTCTGGCCAGTTCACGAACCGTGCGATAGCCATAGCCACGAACATATTCGGATCGCTGCGGTTCATCCAGTTTGCGTGGATCCATTCTGTCACGGTATCGAGATTTCGATAGACATTGCAGAACCGATAACTTTGCAAGATTGGGTCCTGGGTCCAAGGCTTTGGCTCCCCAGCCTGCTTCTTGGTATAGATGGAATGGCGCTCTTTGATCCAATAGCACAGGTCGTCTACGCGCATAGGATTACTCATTTGACACCCTCCTGGATGCGTGCGTGCTCTCGCAAAAGCTGTTCCTTTAGGTGCTGAAGGTAGGGCCTACCACCCCACAGTGCCCGTTGCTGGCGAGCCACCTCTGGCGCCCTGCTGAGCGCGTCTGGTAGCTGCCCCGGCGTGGCAACAAAGGGCGCAACATCGAACCCAGCCTTCGCCAGCATGGGAACCGCCTGGGGCTGAAAGAACATGGCAACCCCCACGCGGAGCATCTCATAGAACCGCGTGGCAGGGCTGGTGAACTCGGCGTGCGAGCGTTTGTCCTCCAGGTATAGCCCGGCGGAATACTGGCCCAATCGGTCAAAGAACTCAGTTCGCTTGAATGCAGGAATGATATCGGCATCATCTTCGTAGCGAGACATTGACTTACTAAAGGAACTGATAGTCAATGGCGCCTTCTGTCCATTGAAATACCAGTCAAAGTAGTCTCGGCGCCCCAGCCTATCGGCCCCGTAGTAGATGAATGATTCAATGGCGTGCTCACGATTCAGCTCAAAAGCTTCGTCACTGATGGGGGTTTCATACGCCATCTGATTCCAGTTCACCCACGCACTGAAGGGCGTCTTTTCTGAGGCCTTCTTCATTGTGGTCCAGAAATCAACATCGGGCAGACCAGCAGACCTACGGTTCCTGAATGCTTTTCTAAACGGGCTTTCGGCAATGCCGTCCGCAAGCGGGGGCTTGATGGTGTAGTCATTCTGTGCCCAGACGACGCGCTTGGCTTTTTCTACAGCGGCGCCGACTTCGGGCAGACAACGACAATACATGAAAACACCCGCCACAAGAATGAGAACATCAGCCTCAACATCTGCGATATTCTTATCACAAATAAGTGGGACATCGAGCGTGTCAGCAATAAAAGTCGCAGTTCGCGCGTTTGCCAACGAGCCGTCGGGTGTAGGAGGATTGAAACTGAACACCACAGTTTTCATTTGACACTCCAGAGAACTTCGCCCCGGCTATGGACTAAACCACAGACGGGGCGAATTATGGCGACCGACGACTAGATGAGCTCGATCAGATTGTTTTCCAGAGCGAAGTAGATGTCGGGCATACCGATCTTGTATTCGGTGCCATCCTTGCGAACCACGCTGTTATCCAGAGCCTCCGCCACGGTCCGAGCTCCGAGAATGAACTCCACGATGGCATGGCGCGTGGTCCCGAGCCGCGCGGGGTTCGCGCCAATCACCTTGATCTTGCGGTCGCCATCGATCTTCTCGCGGCGGTTGCGCGGCGTGGGCTCGATGATGGAGCCGTCCTCGTTGAGCTTGGGGGCCTTGGGCTCCTTGGGAGCCTTGGGCTCCTTGGCAGGCTTGGCGGCGGGGGTGACCGGATCGACCTGGGCGTCCGACGCGGGTTCCTGGATCTTCTGGACCTTGGCCATGAATGGCTCCTTTGAGAGGGTGTTGAGATGGGCCGCAGCCCGAGGGGTGATTTGCACCCCTAGTTCTTTTAATTTGAGCGTTCGGTTAGCGAAGTCCGCTAATGAATACTCAGTAATCTCCATGCAGTATTCCTTGTCAAATGCTGCACGGCGAGTCTTAAGAACATCAACCTTAGATTTCTCCTTGGCGATGTAAAAGGATTGATCGCCACTGGTTCCGACAAGTAACACGACGTGGCGTTGTAGATCACAGCGGAGCTGGTAGGTTTCAGTCACTTGGGACCTATTCAGAAAAGTAGCGCAAACCAAGGGTAGCACTTCCATCGGTCAAGCGCAAGGGGGTGAGGAACAAAATGCTAAATTAGATTCTTCATGATCGCACGTGCCGCTTCGCTTCCGGTTGGATTGAACTCAACCTCAGATGCGTAGTCCTTAAGCGACTCGAGTAGGCTGCTCTGAACCTTGGCCTTCCCCCGAAGCGCTCGCATCACAGCGAAATCTACGGTATTTCTTGCTAGGATATGATACACGAAGACGTGGGAACTTTTGTTGCCTTGTCGCAGGATGCGCTTAATGAACTGGTCGTATAGCTCCAAATCCCAGGTGGGGCCGTAGAAGAGGATGTGGTTTCCGCTTTCCTGCAGATTGAGCCCGTGACCAATCGAGGCGGGGTGCCCCACCAGCATTTCAATTTCCCCCGCGTTCCATCTACGCTCAACATCAGCGAATTTGGATGCCTTGATGTCCGCAACGAACGTCGCAGTTGGAAACGCCTTACGAATCCTTTCCATGTCATGAACGAACTCGTAGGCGACAAGCAGAGGTTTCCCATTAAGTTCACTAACAAAATCTTCAAGCGCCTTAATCTTTTCGTCATGGACATAGTGCCACCTATCCTCCTTCATAGCGGGCGCGTATTCCAGTTGTCTGTAGACGCAACCATTCGCGAGCTGCCTGCACTTCATACTTGCGGTTGCCGCGCTCATCGCTGTCAGAACTTCGGTCTCGGATAGTTTGGCTATCATTTCCTTTTCAAGGTCATGATAGATTTTCCGAGCATCATCTGGCAGATCAATGATAATGTCGGTTTCTGGGCTAGTCACAAGCTGCGGAATTTCTAGGTAGTCCTTATCCTCAAGACGAATGGTCAGCGGCTTGAGCAGTTCATTGATGCGCTCTGCTGTATCATTCTTCGGACGCCAAGTGAACCCCCCAAACCCAGAAGGATAAAAGAAGTCGTTCTTGAACTTTGTGATGTAGGGGCCAAAGGACTTTCCCAGGTCTAGGATATAGATCTGCCCAAATAGGTCCAGTAGTCCATTGGGGGCAGGTGTTCCGGTCAGAATGTAGCGCCTTCGGAATGTCTTCAGCCAAGGTTTTAGCGCCTTGAACCTCTTGGCCTGCGTATTCTTGAACCGGCTACTCTCATCAATCACCAAAATATCTGGGGCTAATTTCTTAAAGCGTGGATTAGAGAATAGCCATTCCAGCCCTTCCGGATTGATGACATAGATGTCTGCTTTAACTGAGAGATTGGCTTCTTTGTCTTTTCCATGTAGCACCACCACCTTCATGTCATTAAAGTCTTTCCACTTTTCGGCCTCACGGGGCCATACTGCGTAGCAGACTCGTAGTGGTGCGATGACCAAAGCAGATTTCATCATGCTCTTTGCCTTGAGAACCTTCAGCGTCCCAAAGGTGCATGAAGTCTTCCCAAGGCCGGGGTCTAGCAACAGCCCCGCCGACGCGTTCTCTAGCATGAACTTCATCACGTTCTTCTGATAGTTGTGAGGAATCCAGGGAACTGCGGGGCGGGCGGTTTCAACGAGCATCTAGTGACCTTTGCAGGGAAGCGATGGCGGAGTGCTTGTCATCGTGTATCTCAACCACGTAGCCGTCAGCGGCAAACTTCGCGATGGTGTCTTCCTGGAGCGCGGTCGGAAGTTCTCCGGGGCGCTTGAACTCCATCAATTTGGGCTTTCCGCCTTTGATCCAAAACTCGTAGTCAGGAAGTGAGCGATTACCCTGACCTTGGAGCTTAGTGGCTCTGATGCCGTGGCTCCTAGCCCACGCCACTGTCGGGTTCTGGACGCCACTCACTTCTAAGATACTTAAGTCATGGTCTGTCAGCATCTTACGGTAGCACTTGTGACACTTATAGACGTGCATTGTCACAGGTTGGGGCAGGTTCTTGACCTTGGGCGTGATTGCGACATCAACGCGGTAGTGGCCGGGGGGCTGCATCACTTCGCAGCACGGGTAACTGCGAGCTTCGTTGATCTTTTGTAGCAGCATGTTCCACCTCTAAAACTTGCAGGGGCCGCCGTTACTCTTCTTCCAGTGGCACCAGCGGCAGGCATTACCGGGCTTCGGGGCGAAGATCGTGTCGTTCAGCATGGGTCGTGTCTTTTCTTCCCACGCATCTGCCAGTTCCCCCATCTGGCCCCGTTCGTAGACTTGATCAACGATCGGAGCTCCTTGATCCAGATACCAAAGAGCGCCCCTAACGACATCAACGTCGGGGTTAATGATGAACCCTGCCAAGGCATATAGCGAAAGCTGTTCCTTATGGTCCTCGTTGCGCTTTCCGGTCTTATGGTCCACGACGATAAGTTCGTTACCATTCGTGTAGGTGAGATCGGTCTTGACCCGGCACCACGCATCTTTGCCGAACCAGCTTGTCGGTTCCCAGATATTGGTGAAGGCCCACTCGCACTCAACCTCCGGGTGCATTTTACGAGCCTCTAGGAAATCCTCCTCAAAGAGTTCCAGCTCAGGGGGGCAGGGCGTGCCTTCCTTGGCGTTGACGAAGGACTCAGCCAAGCTATGAATTCTGATGCCACGATCCATGGCCGGGTTGGGCGGCTCTTTCATTTTATCTATGAAAGCCAGCTTTGCTTTGAAGGGGCAGGCCTCGTATGCCTTGTAGCGAGAGAACGACCATGCTGTGATCTGTTCTACTTTTCCTCGGGCCATCATTTCTCCTTTTCAATTGAACTTACTTCCGGACACCCTATTCTTTGTCCACGAACTTCTTCATATTTCCCCAGTTAGGTCCGATTTTACCATCAGATAGCAGGGGAACATCAAGTGGCACGGAATTCATGGCTTTCTTGAGAATCTCCATTTCCTCATCGGCGTATTCTTTAGGCACGGAGATGTTGATTTCGTCATGAACCGTGATAAGGAATCGGCCGTGCTTTTTCATTTTGTGGTAGTTGATCAGCGCCTGCTTTGTGATATCCGCTGCGCTACCTTGAATAAGGTAGTTGAGCAGCTTATACTCAAACGACATTGCCGCGCCCTTTACGATCTTGGGCTCCTCCACGAAGTAGCGCCGACCGCCCCAGGTAGTGATGAAACCCCCGGAACCGCCGATTTTCTTAATTGATCGCTCCAAAGCCGCCACCCCCGGAAGAACCCTTCGCTGGGCGGTTTTGATGTCCTTGGCGACATCTACTGTGCTGTCAAGTTTCTTGGCCAAAGCTCCATAGCCCATGCCATAGATGATACCAAAGTTCACCTGCTTCACCTGCGACCGGGTGTATTCAACCCCCGTCAGGCGCTTGATTTCTTGCCTGACATATTCATGAACATCCATGGATGGGTCCGCGATATACGCGGCCATGAAGGCGCCATCTTCCATATGCGCCAGCACTCGTAGCTCCTGCTGGCTATAATCTCGGTGTAGAATGAGATCGCCTGGATGGTCAGGAAGAATGTATTTGCGAATGGCTGGAAGTTCTGGAACA